GCACTAAGATGGGTCAGCGCCTGGTTGGCAAATACGATTACGATCGCAAGGATCGTGCTAGCATGGAGCGTGAAGTCCAAGCACTTTACCCCACTTACAAAACCAAAGACGGTTACATTTTCAACATCATTGAAACTATGGTGACCCGCACCAATGCAGTGAGCGGTAAGACGTTCCAGGAGCGTTACGACACGCCCTACTACTGCTCACCCAGTTCTGAATCTTATTGGAGCATGTGATAATGAAAGTTTATGTTCTGATTCGCGATGAAACTGACTACGATGGTGATCGCGATGTGTTCGGTGTGTATCCTACCTACGATGCTGCCAAGGTGATTGGTGATTGGGAAGCCGAGAAGGCACAGGACTGGGTTAACTCGATGCGCGAAGCAGGTGAAAATGTAGGCGATTGGGTTCCTAGTTTCCACATTGAAGAAACGGAGTTTTATAATGACTAAGATTGTATATAATGCTTGTTATGGTGGCTTTGGTCTTTCTGATGAGGCTATCATGCGTTACGCAGAAATCAAAGGCATCACGCTGTATCCTTCTGTTAGTAGGTTTGGATTAACACATTACTACCTTTGTCCGCCTGATGATTATGAACGTATACTTGCAGAAGAAGATAGCAAGCCGGTAGGACCGGGGCGTTATTCTCAATCAAACAAGTTGTATTTTAGCGATCGCGACATTGAGCGCAACGATTCTGTATTGGTCCAGGTTGTAGAAGAACTTGGAGACAAGGCTAGTGGGTCGCATGCCGCATTGCGGATCGCAGAAGTTTCTGCCGGTACACTGTATCGTATCGATGAATACGATGGTAACGAATCGGTAATGACAGTTGATGATTATAATTGGAGTGTAGCATAATGACAGTAGAATATGAAGGCGTGACATACGACGACAGGCACGGTGGCCCATATGACCGAGGTTCAGCTGACAGCTATTATGGTCGAGCTTTTAATCCTCATTATTATCAAGGTGCTACATACAGTACACCTGAAGTAAAGTTGGAAGATATGACAGCTGAAGAAATTGTAGCCTATACCGCAGGCTATCGTGATAATGAAGCAGACGGTAACTTTAAGGATTGGGGTCGTTAATAGTGCGAACTAATAAAAACAAAATTATTTTAACTGACGTTGATGGTGTGCTTCTCGATTGGGAAGAAGGCTTTGGTATCTGGATGGAACATCATGGTCATACTATGGTCGATGGTGGTAAGTTAATTTATAATATTGGCGACCGCTACAATATTACCAATGATCAAGGTAAGCAGTTAATCAAGCAGTTTAACGAAAGTGCCGCGATTGGCTTTTTGCCTCCGGTTCGTGATGCACAATACTATGTTAAGTTGCTGGCAGAAAAGCATCAGTATCGTTTCCTTGCTGTTACTTCGTTGAGCTTGGATCCGTATGCCAAGAAGTTGCGTACCCGTAACTTGATGAAGATTTTTGGTAATGATACGTTCGTTGATGTTATCTGTCTAGACACTGGTGCTGACAAAGACGAGATTCTCTCAGAACTTGCACAGACTTATAAAGGTAACTGGTGGATAGAGGACAAACCTGCTAATGTAGATGCAGGTGTTGCAGTTGGGTTTAAGGGAATTCTTGTAGAACATGGTCATAACATGGATTACAAGGGTAATGCTGTAGTAGCTAAAACTTGGGAAGAAATTTATAATGTCGTCACTGCCTAATCAGTTTAATATCAAAGAAGTAGTTGCGGTTGCATGTGCAGTTGACCGCACAAATGGCTTTGTAAAGAAGTCCGATGTTTACAGTAATTCTGACAAGAAGCCTAACGTAAGTTTCCTATACGAACATTTCTGTAACAACGAAAAGACAGAATACTCAGCCGTTGACCTCGAGCTTGCTGAAGAAATTGTTGATTATCTCAAAGGCCTTAGCTTTAAGGCACTTGAGCGCAAACTCACTGACTTTGAAACCAACGTACTTAACTTTGTTGGCGGCGAAACTGTAGGCAAAGAACAGCTAGGTATTGCTGCCAGCCTACCTAATGTATATCGTAATAAACTAGAAGCTGATATGTGGACTGCTAGAGAAGCTGAACTTGCACGTACTAGCGACTATATCGGTGATGTAGGTAAGCGATGTGAATTCACTGCTAAGATTGAAAACCTACGTTATATTGCTAAAACTTCTAGCTATCTTATTAGTTGTAGTGTTGACAATAAGCATATCCTAAAGTTTTTTAGCGGTGTTGCATCCGGTAAGGTGGGCGATGCTATACAGATTACAGGTTTTGTTAAGAGTCAAAGTGTTAGCTCTTATAGTAATGCTAAAGAAACAATGATTAACAGAATCAAAGTTACTTAATTAAAATAATTTTAACTAAAAAGCCCCAACTAAGTTGGGGCTTTTTTATTATCCATTTCTGATAAATACTAATACCAACGATCGTAGGAAGGGAGATTGGTATTATGGCAAGAAAAACAGTAACAGTCGACGATGAAGTCTTAGCTAAGGACACAAACGGCGACGGACACATTTCTAAGTTAGAGATTGAAATGGACATGGAATTTAAACGCAAGCGTTTAGAAGATGAAGATGCAATGCGCGATAGCCAACGTAAGATGGCATGGTTCGCACTATTTGGTATGTTACTATACCCTGCATGTGTTCTTATCGCTTCATACTTCAGCATGGAAAATGGTGCAGGTGTATTAGGTGATATGGCACCAACATACTTCGTGTCAGTAGCAGCAATTGTTGCCGCATTCTACGGTAAGACTGCGTTTGAAAACACCGCTAGAAAAGACGACGAATAAGGTAAACTAAATGGCATTTATTAAACACTTTTGCAGACTATTAACCGATCACGAACTCAGCGATGAGGACGTGATAGAATTCTATGATATAGTGCAAAGTGTTGTGTCTACTAAATTAGTTACAGCGTATACTGGTGACAACCAAGAAGTGGTCAGTGTAGAGGTAATAGCCTACACTGACCCCGACACTGCATCTCAAAATGTATACGAAATATTATTAGCCGGAGATATTTCCCCAGATGAGGGCGATGCTATCTCCAACGAACTTTTACAAGCGTTTGACTTTGATTTTGATTTCGAAGCAAGCATAGAGGTATAATATGAGTATAACATCTTACAATCATCCTAAAGGCGATCATTTAAATAACCTGCATCATGCGATGGAATACAATGCTGCCGGGCAGCCAGTCGTTAGAGTAACTACGTCATCGGCTCGTGCTACCAACGATGGTGGCCGAGATGCATTTGGTAGAATGAGAGTAGCAACACCATTGACACTGTTTGATGCACAACAACGATATACAAAAAGAGATGACCTCTTTGCTACATCAGTTACAGGAACAGGCAGTAGTGTAAACTACTTAGTAAATGAAAGTAGCACACAATTGATTGTAGGCACTGATAGTGGTTGTAAAGTAACCAGAGAATCATATCGTGTATTTGCATATCAGCCTGGTAAGAGTTTGCAAACATTGATTACTTTTGTCATGGATGAAGGACAAACCAATCTTGCACAACGAGTAGGATACTTCAACGACTATAACGGTTTATATTTTGCAAACATTGATGGTGTAAATTGTTTTGTAAAAAGAACATTTATCAACGGATCTGTGCAGGAAACAGTTGTAGAGCAAAGTGATTGGAACATTGACCGTGTCGATGGTACATCAGCCAGTGGTATAACCTTGGATACCACCAAAGCACAAATTTTCTTTATGGACATTGAATGGCTTGGTGTTGGTATTGTGCGTATGGGCTTTGTTATCGATGGAAACTATATACTCTGCCATGCATTCGGTCATGCCAATGTGCTAGACAGTGTTTATATGACAACAGCATGTTTGCCTATTAGATACCAAATTGAAAATACCGGTAACACAGTTGCCAGTAGTTCAATGAAAATGATTTGTTCTACTGTGATCAGTGAAGGTGGTTATCAGCTACGCGGCAGACAACGAGCAGTTGGTAGACCAGTAACTGCCATTATGAATCTAGCCACAGCAGGCACATTCTATCCCCTAGTATCAATCAAACTAAAAGATTCTTCACTGGATGCAATTGCAGTTATTAAAAACATCAGTATGCTGGGCATTGCCAACAATGGTAAGATGCAGTACAAATTAGTTGCTAATGCAACTATCACAGGTGGCAGCTGGGTTGAAGATGTAGGCGAGCATGTTGCGTACAATATCACAGCTAACACCATGAGCGGCGGTCATACCTTAACCACAGGCTATGTTGGCATCAATAACCAAAGTGGTCAAACCATTGACCTAAACTCTGATGATTTTGATTATCAATTAGAAAGAAATGGGTTGTCAAATACAGCAATAACATATACACTTGCTGTAGCCGCGGCCGCAGACAACGATGACGCAATTGGTTCAATTGACTGGGAGGAGATTTTTTGATTCAATATAATGGGCCTATCTTTTTACATCCTCCTAAAACTGCCGGTAGTTCCATAATTAATGCTCTAGTGCAAAGTAAAATTGCAGTATTTCAATCCGATAATTTTGATACATTTATGCAAGACCCGGGAGAAATGCATAAGACTTTTGAAGAATTTGGTTATCCCGCAAAGTCTACCTACTCGATAAGTGTGCGTTCACCTTATACAAGGTATGTGTCTATATACTATCAATTTTTTTGGAATAGCAAAAATATTAATTTAGATGAATCAAAAGATAGTAATAAATCAATAACAGATTTTAAACGATATTTAATGAATGCATTATATCGACTACCAAATCTTACTAGTGCTCCGTGTACCTATTGGACTAAAGGTATTACAGGAAAAATTAATGTTATTAAATTTGAAAATTTAATTTCTGATGTTAGCAGCATATATAATATAAATTTAGATTCTTTTCCTAGATTAAAGCGCAACGGTCTCGGGACTAGTACAATTATTAATGAACAAGAATCTATAAGGTCCATTCTAAAGTTTTATGACGATTCAGTGATTAGTATCATCAATGATATTGCACATAGTGATTTTAGTGCGTTTGGTTATACTAAATTTAGCAACTATCAGGAAATGTTAGATTATGCCCAAAATTAGAATAGAAGTACATCAAACAGGCAATCAGTTTGTTGCATATGATGAACACGGTAACCGAATCAAAGATCGTCATATTCTAGAACAAATTAGTTTTGATCAAATGCCAGGATTCAAAACTTCTTACTATATAGAAGTTGACAAAAACCAGAATCCTGTTATAATGAACGATGTTAAAATAAATATTAACACACAAAACACTTGAGGAACATATGGCATATAACAGATCTTTTAATGAAGAAGAACGAGCACGTCTTAAGCGCCTAATTGACGAAGGCATGCAAGTTACCTATGAGATTGAAACTCTTAAAGAAGGTTTGAGTGACACAGTCAAAGCCATTGCTGAAGAAATGGATATCAAGGCTGCTACACTAAACAAAGCTATCAAAATTGCACATAAGGCAAAGTTTGGTGAAGAGCGTGATAAGTTTGACGAGCTTGAAACTATTCTAGAAGCTGTCGGTAAGACACTTTAAACATTTAAATATACTTGGTGGTGCGTCAGCCTTAAAATGATGCTTGGAGAAATACACATACATGAGTTACGTAGACGCCTTCTATGATAAGGCCAAAGACTTTATTCGAGTAGTCGAACGAGTTAACGGTAAAAGAATACTAGTTGACCACAAACCTGAATACAACTTTTACATTGCAGACCCGCGCGGTAGTCATCGCAGTATTTACGGAGATACTGTAAGTGAAATACGTTGTAGGAATATCAAAGATTTCAGAAAGAACGTGGCCATTAACAGCCAAGTTAAAAAGTTTGAAAGTGATATTAAGCCTCTAAACAAAACTATCGCTAAACACTATAGCGGTGCTGATACTCCAAAACTGCAAACAGCATTTTGGGATATTGAGGTTGACTTTGATCCTGAGCGTGGATATGCTAACCCCGAAGAAGCATTCATGCCTATCACTGCCATTGGTGTTTATCTACAGTGGCAAGAAGCTATGGTGTGTTTGGCTGTACCACCTAAGACACTAAGTTGGGAGCAAGCACAAGCGATTGCTAGTAGACTTCCTGAGGTTATTCTATTCCGTACAGAAAAAGAAATGCTCGAAACATTCCTTGTTCTTATCGAAGATGCTGACATCCTAAGCGGATGGAACAGTGAAGGTTATGATATTCCTTATACCATCAACCGCATCATTAAAGTATTAGGTAAGAATGAACTACGTAGACTTTGCTTGTGGGATCAAATGCCCACAGTACGAGAGTATGAAGCATACGGTAGTCAGCGTCAAACATACGACTTAGTTGGGCGTGTACATCTAGACTACATGCAGTTATATCGTAAATATAACTACGAAGAGCGCCACAGTTATCGTCTAGATTATATTGGTGAGATGGAGATCGGCGAGCGCAAGGTTGCTTACGAAGGTTCATTGGACAGACTATATAATCACGATTTTGAAAAGTTCTTAGAATACAACATTCAAGATACGGTACTTCTCAATAAGCTGGATAAGAAGCTACAGTTTATTGATCTTGCTAACACTATTGCACACGATAACACAGTGTTATTACCCACAACAATGGGTGCTGTTGCTACTACAGAACAAGCAATTATTAACGAAGCACATCGGCGAGGATTTGTAGTACCCGATCGTAATAGAAGCGAGAGGGGAGATACTCAGGCAGCAGGTGCCTATGTTGCTTTCCCAAAGAAAGGCTACCATGATTGGGTAGGCAGCATGGACATTAACAGTCTATATCCTAGTGTGTTCCGGGCGCTAAACATGGCTGCTGAAACTATTGTTGGTCAGTTGCGGCCTGACTATACTGAAGAAGAAATCAACAACAAGATCAAATTAGAAAAAGCTAGTTTCGCTGATGCATGGTTAGGCAAGTTTGGTACAAACGAGTTTGAATTCGTTGCTAGTAAGGATGTCAACCATGTTATGAAACTTGACATGGAAGATGGTGCTACGGTTGAAGTTACTGGGGCAGATGTTTATAACCTAATCTTTAACAGCGGCCAACCTTGGAACATTAGTGCAAATGGTACTATCTTTAGAACTGATTTCCAAGGCATTGTGCCTGGTCTACTAGAACGTTGGTATGCTGAGCGTAAGGATCTGCAAGCCAAAAAGAAAGAAGCAACAACAGACGAAGAAAAGGCATTCTGGGACAAACGACAGCTAGTTAAGAAGATTAACTTGAATAGTTTGTATGGCGCTATTCTTAACCCAGGTTGCCGCTTCTTCGATAAACGCATCGGTCAAAGTACAACGCTAACTGGTCGCCGCATTACACGTTTTATGGCAGGTAAGACCAACGAATTGCTCACTGGTAAGTTTGACCACGTAGGCGATTGTATCATTTACGGCGACACTGACTCTGTGTACTTTACTGCGGTTCCTGCACTTCCGCAAGGCAGTGAACTTGATCTAGACAGTGCTGTTAAACTATACGATCACATCAGTGATACAGTAAGCGATGGGTTTCCTGGTTTCCTAAAAACAGAATTCAATGTTCCGTATGAAAACGGTAAGGTGCTAAAAGCAGGCCGCGAAGTAGTTGGTCGCTCAGGCCTATTTATTACTAAGAAGCGTTACGCTATCAAGTGTCTCGATATTGAAGGTTACCAACCAGAAGGTGGTAAGCTCAAGATTATGGGTATGGAGATCAAGCGCAGTGATACACCTGAGTTTGTACAAGACTTCTTAGAAGAGGTACTTGATGACGCATTAAGTGGCGCGACCGAAAAAGAAGTTATCGCTAAGGTAAAAGAGTTTAAGAAGAATTTCCAAAGTTTAGATCCTTGGAAGAAAGGCATGCCTAAGCGTGTCAATAACTTAACTAACTACACCGAAAAACTAAAGAGTACACGTAAGACAGAAAACATGAAATTGTTCAAACTAGAATCTCTAAAGGATGAATCTAGCAATAATATGATTCCTGGTCACGTTCGAGCAAGTATTAACTGGAATGACATTAAAACTGCATTCGGTGACAACTACAGTATGACTATCATGGATGGCATGAAAGTTATTGTATGTCGCTTAAAGAATAACGCTATGGGATATAGTAGCATTGCGTATCCTACCGATGAACTAAACCTACCTCAATGGTTCAAAGATCTACCATTTGACAACGAAGCAATGGAAGAAGCAGTATTAGATAAGAAGGTAGAAAACGTTCTTGGGCAAATGGGCTGGGACTTGTCTCAAACCAAAGAAAGCGAAGCACTCAATGAATTTTTTGAATTTTAATCTAAGAAAATGACAATAAAACACTTGACTTTTCTAAATAACAATAGTACAATATCTAAAATATAGGAGCACTCTATGGCAAATAATTATATCAAAGACACATTAAAAGACATCATCAAGCATACACACAGCCTCGGCATTTATGAAATGGTTAAGGTTACCGGTACACTTGAAGAAACAAAAATTGAAACTGTTGACGCAGACAAGACAGTTATCTTTAAGGGCAAGACACATAACCCTGTAGCAGACTTTGTTGATGCTACTGTTGGTCTAAGCCGTATGAGCGTACTTGACGGATATCTAAAGTATCCAGGTTTTGACAGCGAAGATGCAACGGTTGCTGTAGTTTCACAGAAGCGTAACGAAGTAGACATTCCTGTTGAAGTTAAGTTTGTTGCCAATGACGGGACAGATGCTAACTACCGCTTTATGTTAGCTGACGTTGTTAATCAGCAACTAAAAGACATTACATTTAAGGGCGCAGAGTTTGATATCAACATTGTACCTTCTGCAAAGAATCTTAAGGACCTAGGTTACTTTAACAGTGTTCTTGGTGCATACGAATCAACTTTTATGCCAAAGACAGATGGCGGTAAATTATATTTCCACATCGGCGACGGTGTAAGTGATCGTACAAAGATTCTCATTGCCGAAGGCGTTGACGGTGAAACTAAGCATGAGTTCCGTTGGCCGCTTGATATTGTACTAAAGATTTTACGCCTCGGTGATAGTGCTGGCATGGTTCTAAGTATTAATAACAAGGGTTTGCTACAAATTAAGGTAGATAGTGGCATGGGCGAATACACTTATCTACTTCCAGCTAAAGGTTAATTAATGAAAGACTTAGGAAAACGTCAAAGCGACTATGCAGTATATTTGCCTGCGATCAGTAGCTTTTATACAAAGCAATTACAAAAAACATTAGCTAATCCAACCGAATGGCGTACTCCGCCAGGATTTGAATTAGGTAATGCAGGGTTAGATTTTCTTAACCCGGAGCACAGCTATTACCATTATCCATACGGTCTTTATTCAGCTGGTCACGCACATTTAGATACAACTAAGAGTGATAACGAAGAACCTATGGTTCAAAAGCGTAACAGGAATGTTACAACTATCCTCGGTGACTCCGGCGGATTCCAGGTTGCTAGTGGCGTATTAAAACTAGATTGGTCTAACGCTAAAGATCCTAATGATCCTAGTCGTATTGAGCTATGTGAAAAGATCTTACGCTGGCTTGAACATACTGCCGACTGGGCTATGACATTAGATATTCCTGGGTTTGCCGCTGTACCACCATACAACAAGAAGACTGGACTGACTAAGATCCAGGACACTATTGATATCAGTATGCTTAACCTAGACTACTTTGTACGCAATCGTGTACCAGGCAAAACTAAGTTTCTAAATGTACTGTCAGGTACCGATCAAAAGAGTGCCGACGACTGGTATGAAAGTGTTAAGCATTTTAGTGATCCTAAGTTTGTTGCTGCTAATTACGGTGATGCAGATCGTACACTAGAAGGTTATGCTTTCGCTGGTATTAATATGCGTAACATGCCAATTGCTCTTAAGCGTATTCTAAAGCTACGTGAAGATGGGCTACTTGAGGGCAAGGGCTGGATTCACTTCCTTGGTACAGGTAAGTTAAATTGGGCTTGCTATCTCACTAGCATTCAACGTATGCTACGCAAGCACGACAGTCCAAACATAACAATCAGCTTTGATGCTGCCAGTCCGTTTGTTAACACAGCGTACGGTCAATGCTACAGCTATAACTACTTTTCTCCAAAGCGTTTTGGTTATTTCATGAACCGTGCGTTTGACAATCAAAAGTTAAAGGGCAGTACATTACCAATGCCGTTTAATGGTCCAATTATGGAGCGGTTGGTTGCAGGTGATATCTGCTGCATGGAAGAAGGTGACTTGGATCGTAACGGTAAGGCAAAGACCAAAGACAGTACAAGTTGGGATACGCAGAGCTATCTATACTACATGGCGCATAGTGTGTTCAATCATATTACTGCGGTACAAGAAGCTAATCGGTTAGCCGACATGGAAAAGTATCGCGCCAATGTGCATTATAGCGATTGGATTAATGACAAAACAAATAAAGGTACAAACGAGTTTAGTCCGTATGTTCCTTATAGTGTTGTATATTTTGACAGCTTTGTTCAGGAAGTGCTTGATCCTGCGTGTCCGAATCCTTACGAACTTATTGACAAGTACAGCAAATTCTTAGATGAAATTAGCTTTGGTAGTTATGCTACTGAAACTCATCTAGACACTAGTTTCTTTGAAGAAGCGTCAACTGCGGTACACGACGAAACTGTTAGCAGAGAGGACGAAATGCTCAGTCCTGCAATGATGGGAGACTTTGATGGAGAATAGAGACGGTCACAACGACAGCACCAAATTCTTTGTTGGAGTTGAAGTAGAGCATAGTCCTGCACACGGACAGAGAACACTGTTTGTTGTAGGGTTGCAGCCAAAAGAAGAAATCTTGGCTCGTGCGCTAAACAACAAATGCCCACACATCTATTTAGGTGCTAACCAAAGTTTTGCACCCAAGGATAGTGATTGGGAACATTGGGACGTTTTAATTACCGGGCTATTGCAAGATGGAATTTGGGTAACGCTAGATTTTGATAGCAGTTATGCTAAACATGAATGGTTCCACGATAGTGGTTGGTGCGAGTTTGATAACTTCATTCCTATGATTAGTGTTAAGGTACCCTATATTCGTTTATTCAATTATAATACTACAATTAAAATTGATGATACCGGATTTAAGAAGTCAAATCCGGGCGTTTGGTGTCACAGTTTGCACAGCCTACAAAATAGGGAAAACTTTACTGACTGGTCTAAATACACTAGCGATGAAGTTATCTCTTGACATACACAAAAAGTGTAGTATATTATAAACTAATATGAATATAAAATTAGAATGTGATGATGATGGAGTAGTAGTAAGTACCACGCTAAAGATTGACAGCTTGGAAACTGAGCAAGACTTGCAAGAAGTCTTTATGAAGTTTATCAAATTCATTCGTAAGTGCGGTGCTAAGTTTCCTGAAGAGTTAGAACAAATAGAGCAGGAGTTTAGAAAGTAATGGAAATATTTATTAACATTATAGTTGGCTTAGTCGCATTTGTTTTCTTTTCAATCTTAACTTGGTTTATTTGGGAGTCAAACAAATATATCTCAGAAAGAAATCGCTTGAGAAGAGAGACCGGCAAATACTACGAACATGAGATTCACGAAGAAATACTAAGGCGGTCAGCTGAAAACAAGGACAAAGAATGAAAACTATTTGGGTTACATTTCAAAAAGAAGGCATCCATATGTATCCAGGTGCCGACACCGATCCTAAACTAGCCACAGGCGGTTGGGATGATGTAAGTTTTCTAGGTGTGCCACACAGACACATGTTCCATTTTAAAGTCTGGATTGAAGTATTCCACGACGACAGGGATATCGAATTTATTCAGTTCAAGCGTTGGATGGAGCGGTTATACGCACAGGACGTACTTGAATTGAATCATAAGAGTTGCGAGATGATCGCAGAAGATTTAGCAGTGGAGATTACTAAAAAGTATCCTAACCGCTGGCTAAAGATTTCTGTAGCCGAAGATAACGAAAACGGCTGCGAAATTGATTTTCCTGCCAAACAACAAGATTGGCAGGTTGATGGTCCAACATATTTTAGATAATAGGAGAAAAAAATGACCGAGACACATTTAAAGATGAAGGCACTATTCGAAGAGTACCTTAAGGAATCAGAAGCATTTGAAGTAAAGGGCGTTAAGGCAGCAGCCGCTCGCGCTCGCAAGGCATTAGGCGAACTTGGCAAGTTGTCAAAGGTACGTCGTGCTGAAATTCAGGACAAGAAGAACGCTGCCAGCGCAGCCTAAGGAGAAGCATAATGCAAAGTTCAATTGCCAATTCAAAGCAATATGTAATTGACGGTATGAACCGTGTTTACTCAAACATGTTTCTAGCTGTTATGAACTCAATGATTGTAAGTTATCTAGTAAGCACAAGTCCAGAACTTATGACATTTCTCTTTACTGGAGTAATGAAGTGGCTTGTTATCTTTGCACCATTGGTAGCAATTTTTGCTATTGGTTTCACTATGCATAAGGTAACGCGAAGTCAGGCATTACTAATGCTACACGGATTTGCCGCACTAATGGGGTTGAGCTTTGCAACTATCTTCGTTGTATATACTTCACTAAGCATTGTGCAAGCGTTCCTTGGTGCGGCATGCTTGTTCCTTGCATTAAGCCTATACGGTTACACTACTAAGCGTGATCTTACCAGCATTGGTCAGTTCATGTTTGTAGGACTTATTGGCATTATTATTGCTAGTGTTATCAATATCTTTATTGGTAGTGGACCTTTCCAGATGATTATTAGCGCACTTGCTGTTGTTATTTTCCTTGGACTTACTGCATACGATACGCAAAAGATCCGAGAAATGATCGCATACGACAATACAGGCAATGCTGAAGTCACAGGCGCACTAACATTGTACCTTGACTTTATTAATATTTTCATTAGCTTACTGCAACTATTTGGTGACAGGAAGTAAAATGTCTACATCCGAAAAGAAGGCAAATGATTGGTTAGATGACCAGGTTGACGAACTCAACGAAGCATTTGTTGATGTTGTGATTAGTGAACCCGCATCTAATACAGAATCACCCCAGCCTGAAAAAGTTGATCGTGCTACTGCTGATAGTCTAAATAACTATGCACAGAGTTTAGATGATCCTATTACTCATGTTGTAGATTACGGTGGGCTTATTGACGGATCTAATAAAAAGAAAAAGCAATGAAATTATTTCTAGTAGAACTTGAACCAGTTGAGACACGTTATACTGCACAATGGAAACAATTCCTGCCTGAGCAGATGCGAGCTGCTGGGCTCAATGTTGAAGTAATTGAAGGACCGAGTGATGCGCCTCAGGATACTACTCCTGGGGCCTTCCTCAACTTTAGCGGCACTAACTATTGGAAGAGCGAGCAGTTAAAAACTATCGCACAACTGTTTGCAGACGGTAAAGTACAAGATGGTGATTACTTCTTATACACTGACGCATGGAATCCTACAGTACTACAGCTCAAGTATATGAGTGAACTGTTAGGTGTTAAGGTGCGTATTGGTGGTATGTGGCATGCCGGTAGTTATGATCCTGCTGACTTCTTAGGTCGTCTAATTGGTGATGCACCTTGGGTACGTCATGCAGAGATGAGCATGTACGAATGTTTTGACGATAACTTCTTTGCTACACAGTTTCATTTAGATTTGTTCCTTAATACATTTTGGAATGACGACAGAGATATTGATAGGCAACTGCTACACAAAGTTCATCGTGTAGGTTGGCCTATGGAATATCTTGTAGACAAGTTAAATGATTATGCTAACTTGCCTAAAAAGAATCTTATTCTTTTTCCTCATAGAATTGCCCCTGAAAAGCAACTAGATATTTTTGAAGACTTAGCCAAACACTTGCCACAGTATGACTTTGTGGTATGTCAGAATAATAAACTAAGCAAGCACGAATATCACACACTGCTAGGTCAATCAAAAATGGTGTTTAGTGCTAATCTACAAGAAACACTTGGTATTAGTTGGTACGAAGGAATCGCAGTAGATGCAATACCTATGGTACCAGATAGATTAAGTTATAGTGAAATGGCGCTAGATGAATTTAAATATCCCAGCGACTGGACACTTAGCTATGATTCGTATTTGAAACACAGAGAACAACTGTTAAAGCATATTGATTATCTAATGACAAACTATGATAACTTGAAACCAGTTATTCGAGAACAACGTAAAAAACTAGCAGATGACTTCTTTAGTGGTAACTCACTTTACAATGTCATCGGGAGAAACAACAATGGTTAAAGACACGCAAAAGACAGTACTTGTTACAGGTGGTAGTGGATTTGTAGGTGGCATGGTATGCCGCTTGCTTGTTGCTGCCGGACACAATGTTATTAACATTGACAAAAAGAAGAAAGACATTGATGGTGTAACTCAATATCCGTTCGATATCGACAATCACCAACTCAAAGGTGTTATTCAGTTAACAAGACCAGACACTATTATGCACTTTGCTGCCGAACACGAAGTTGGTCGTAGCATGGTTGAACCTGGTAAGTATTACTGGAATAATGTTGCTAATACTATTGCACTGCTCAATCATGCAGTTGGTGCAGGTGTTAAGAACTTTGTGTTTAGTAGCAGTAGCAGTGTATACGGAATGGTCGATAGGTTCCCTACGCCAGAAACCACTGACCGTGATCCTGTATCACCATATGGTAGAACTAAGAAGATGGTAGAAGATATCCTAGTTGACTATTATCGTTCATACGGTCTAAACTTTGCCGCACTACGTTATTTTAATGCGGCTGGCGCAGATCCGGATCTAAAGCACGGCTACACACAGGAGCCTGCAAGTCATCTCATTCCTATTCTTGCAAGAGCAGCAATAAACGGTGATGTTGTTAATGTATATGGTAATGATTATGATACAAAGGATGGTACAGCAGAGCGCGATTACACTCATGTGTTTGATATTGCTACAGCACATTTGGCTGCTATGCACTATCTAGAAGATGGTGGAATGAGCGGTGCATTTAACATTGGCGCAGGCTCAACATCAAGTGTACTAGAGGTTATTAACACATTTAATCGTGTTAATCAAACTAATATTGAATGTAATATCACTGACCGTAGGCCCGGTGACCCTAAGCAAACATTTGCGGATATTGCAAAGGCAAAAAGTTCTTTCGGTTGGGAGCCAGTATATAAGTTAGATGATATTGTTAAACATGCCTATGAATGGGAAAAGAAGGTACAGAAGGTAAAGTAAAATGGTAAAAGAAGTAAAAGGCGGCACATTTGCTCCTGCAGATATTCCTGTAATCAAACGAGCATTGCAGTCATACCTTACAAAGATTCAAAAGATTGAAGGCTATAGCGATCGTGATCCTCATCCTGATCTTAGTATAGCCGCTAACCTATTACATCGACTTGGAAGAATTAGTGATGCCTAAATACGAATACTTAACTCATGGCGATATGAATAACTACTATGCAGAAGTTATTCGTAATATGGCAGTTGATAAGTTTAAACCAGATGTAGTGTTTGCACCAATGCGCGGCGGCGCTGACTTTGGTATTAAACTAAGCAACTACTACGACATTCCATTTGAATCAATTCAGTGGCAGACCAGAGACGGTTCTGCTAGAGATATTGCAAGACTCAAAGAGCTGTACACAACATATGATGGCAAGCAAATTCTAATCGTTGACGATATTTGTGATAGCGGAGAAACATTAAAGGGCATTGAGGCAGCATCTGAATATAATCGATTGAACATTAGATTTGCTGTAGCTATTGAAAACCTAGAGTGTGGTTTTGCGTGTGATTATTCTGCAAGACAAATTGGTCGTTCTGATGATACACAATGGTTTGTGTTTCCTTGGGAAGATTGGTGGCATAGAAATTAACAAAAAAATGCACGATAATACAACACTTTGCCTAAATAACATTGACAAATAAACAATTTGTCTGTATAATAAAAAGTAGACATCCACGTCTATAACTCGGAGATTTTAAGATGACAGAAAAATTTAAATTAGATACTACTGTGACCGGTGATTCGCGTACACCGTTTACAGCAGACGAATATAAAAACATAGATAAGGCAAGTAGTATTATGGGCGATAAACAATACGAAGAAGGTTATCTAGCCGATGTAATTCGTGCTAAGATGAAGCGTGATAACAAGCGTTTCTGGGCAGGCGATAATATCAGTGACTATTTATGGGTAGGTGACAAAGAAAAGCTAATTGACGAAGCTACAGAGGCTTTTGAACTAGTACTTGATAGGTTACTTATTGATCGAGAAACTGATCCAAACAGCAAGGGTACTGCTCGCCGTTTGGCTAAAATGTACTTTAATGAAATTATGGCAGGACGATATGAACAAGCACCAGACGCAACAGCATTTCCAAATGACTCGCAAGACCGCTACGAAGGTATGCTTGTGGTTCGCAGTGAGCTTCGCAGTATGTGTAGCCATCATCACCAACCCGTTACTGGCGTTGCTTATATTGGTATTATTGCTGCCGAGAAACTTATCGGACTCAGCAAGTACACGCGAATCGCACAGTGGTGTGCAAGACGAGGTACTCTCCAGGAGGAACTTGCTAATGACATTGCTAGGGAAATCGAAAAAGCCACAGGCGCCAAAGATTTAGGCGTCTATATTCAAGCAGTACACGGATGCTGTGAGAATCGTGGTATTATGGCACACAGTAGTTTAACACAAACAACTGTATTAAAGGGTGCATTTAAGGATGATGCAGGTACAAAGAAAGAATTCTTTGACAATATTAAACTTCAGCAGGAATTTGCGCCGCGATGACAACATATAAATCATATGATCGTACAGCTATTGTTGAATGTATTGATAATAACAAAACTGTTGAAGCAGACGTGATTACATTTGTTGAGGGTAAGTATTTAACTGTTTCTCTTAATACTGTTAAAGTTAATCTTCAATACAATAGCAAATATAATAATTATATTGGTGCAATGGGTGGACTAGAATTCCAAAGCACCGGACCGAAAGTATTGGGGCATTATCGATGATTAAAACTAAAGGACCTCGCAATATTCATGTTATTGCAAGAAATAGTGTTCCAGTATCAGACATCTGTGATTGTGTTGCTGAGCACAAGGCCCTAGAATGGATTACTACAAGATACCTTATTACTGAAGATGAAGTATTTGAATGTTTAGATACATATGTTGATCTTTTTGAAAAGAAGCCATATATGCTTAAGTTAAGCTGTATTGCTGATCCAAAAGGCTCCGATATATATGGAATAGAAACTTCAGAGATCAATGATAAGATGTATTTTAGCATTTTAATTTATGGTAGACTGTTTTTTGATATTAAATCATTGCAAGAGCTATTTACATATGCGCTTAACTTAGTTATAATTGAGGCTGTACTTGACCTTAAAGAAAATGTTAAAGTTGACGAGGATAGTATGCATGGTGTAGTATTAAATGCGTTTAAGCAGAGTTATGGTGACATTGACCAAACAAATATTGACCATGTATTAACACAGTTAGATCATAACGCACTTATGAGAATGATGAAAAATGCAAAAGCCGATTAAATATAGTGAATTGTTTTACAGCGCACAAGGCGAGGGAAAATACGTAGGTATACCAAGTCTCTGGTTACGTTTTTTCCTTTGCAATTTACAATGTAATGGATTCGGTCAATGTAAACCAACTGACCCAAGCACTTACGAGTTGCCCTACGAGACTATTGATATAAGCAATATTACTCGTGTAGAAGACTTGCCTGTGTTTGATAAGGGCTGTGACAGTAGCTACACATGGAGCAAACGTTACAGCCATCTTATCACAGAACGTACAGTTAAGGAAACAGTTGACAACTTAACTGCACTATTGCCAGGAGGTTCATTCCAACACCCAAAGAGCAAGCAGTGGTCACACATGGTGTTTACTGGCGGTGAGCCTATGCTCAAGAAGTCTCAGGAGGGTATTGTTGCTATCCTCAATGAGTTCGGGCGTAGAGATAACATGCCTAAAAACATTACCATTGAGACCAACGGCACCCAACCAATCACACCCGAACTAGAACAGTTCATTACTGAATACTTCTGGAAGCATGGCGGTGATTGGTATTGGAGCATTAGTCCTAAGCTATGGAGTACTGCTGGAGAGAAGCATAAGAGAGCTATACAACCAGAAGTAGTAGCACAGTACGCACACATTGCACGTCACGGTCAGTTGAAGTTTGTTGTCAATGGTAGCAAGGAAAGCTGGGAAGAAGTAGAACAGAATACACAGTTATTCCGCGAAGCCGGATGTAACTTTCCTGTATGGATTATGGGTGTAGGTGGTACACTAGAAGGCTTAAAGATTACAGAAGCTATGATTGCTGATGAAGCCATTCAACGTGGTTATAACTATACTAGTCGTGTACACGTACACATTTACGGAAATGCTATCGGAAAGTAAAATGTTCCAAACGGTTCCAAATATTTTTTCTCATAGCACATTAGAACTATTAAAACCGTTTTTGAATGTATCGCCTACAGACAAAAGTAGTTATGATATATGGCCACTAAATTCAACTAATAATAAAACGGCACCAGAATGTTTTACACATACTATTACAGATAATATAAGGCTAACTGTTATATCTGAATTGTTTAACAATGTTGAATTGCCTTGTTATAAAAAGACTTGGCTCAAGGATGCTGATATTGCTATTCAGAAGATACCGGCTGGAGGATTTATACCTAAACATACCGATTACTGCATGTTTAGTTTAACTGTATTTCTTAGTAATATCGAAGGCGGTGAATTTGTGTGGTGGGATGATCAAACTGCTCATGTTGTTATGCCAGATATTAATAAGGGCATCGTTGCTTGCTATGACACATTTTGTCGAGGACCAAGTCACCGAGTAGAGCCAGTAATCAGTGGACTAAGATCTACATTACAATTATTTATATTTGATAAATTTAATAAAAGTAACAGTACATCAAAATCTGTTATCATAGAGGAATAAAATATGTCAAGAAAGAAATTACCATTTTGGATGCTACCAGCTAGTTGGGGTCTCAAAGGCAAGACCCGGGCGGTTGCCGAAGCAGAGTATATGTATGAAGGTAAAGATTTAGAAGAGAAGTTGGCAGAGATTAATGCTGACACTCCAGAGGATAAAGAAATAGCAGTACTTGCTATTAAGCTCAAGCACGAAGAGATTAGTCAAGCGGCATATGATAAGGCTGTTGCAACAATCCGCAAGGAACCCTGGGTCAATGTAGTTAAGATGGGTGTAAATCCAACCAATGTTGCGGCAGGATTTTTTGAACTTGATTGGAATGACGAGTTCATTGCTATGTTACACGAAAACAGCTATGTTGGGCAAAGCGATGAAGAAGTGGTTAATAAGTGGTTTAATGATGTTTGCCGAACAGTTCTTATCCAAGAGAAGGCGGACCAAGATTACGGTTTAGAGCAAACGGAGCGAGAAGATGTCGAAATTAGAAGAGACAGCAAGGAATAAGTTGGGCACACTAATGGATGCTGTCCAACCTATCATCAATCAGCATATTGCTGAAATGGATGCTAGGGAGGTAGATTATATCTTGACAAATTACCGAAAGTATCTTAAAATAGACTTAGAGAGAGACTTTGAGAAGGCACGTCTTTCTAAACTAACAGCAAGTCCTTTTGACGATATATTGAATGGTGGATTAAATGGCTAATTATATTCTAGTAGACAGTTTGAACATGTTTTTCCGTGCTAAACATGTAGGTGGTGGCAAGGACATTGACATGCGTGTAGGCATGGCTATGCACATCATGTTTAACAGTGTACGCAAGGCTTGGCGCGACTTTAATGGTGATCACGTTGTATTCTGTTTAGAAGGTCGTAGCTGGCGTAAGGACTTTTATCCTCCGTACAAAGCTAACCGCAAGGTGGCTGCTGACAAGCGTAGTCCTAAAGAAATCGAAGACGACGAATTGTTCTTCGAAGCATACGATAATATGATTACGTTCTTTAACGATAAGACTAATTGTAGTGTTATCCGTTGTCCTAATGCTGAAGCAGACGATCTTATTGCTACATGGATACAAACTCATCCAGATGACAACCATATTATTGTCAGCACTGACAGCGACTTCTACCAGTTGCTGGCTAACAATGTAAAGCAGTACAACGGTACTACAGAACAGATTGTTAGCTTAGACGGATTCTTTGATGCTAAGACAGGCAAGCAGGTTGTAGATAAAAAAACAGGTAAGCCTAAGGTTGTAGAAGATCCTGGATTTATCCTGTTTGAGAAATGTGTGCGTGGCGACCCTACTGACAATGTGTTTAGTGCTTTTCCTGGTGCTCGACTAAAGGGCAGTAAGAACAAGACAGGTATTACTGAAGCATATGAAGATCGCGAACGTGGCGGATACAATTACAACAATTTCATGCTACAGCGTTGGGTTGATCACGAAGAAGTTGAGCATCGTGTACGTGATGACTTTGAGCGCAATCGTGTGCTCATTGACCTCACTGCACAACCCGATGATATTAAGGATGCTTGCCGTACAGTTGTGCGCGATGCTGTTAACAAACCACATGTTGGACAAGTAGGCATTCATTTCATGAAGTTCTGTTCTAAATGGAATATGCAACGACTAAGTGATAGTGCCGGTGACTTTGCTGAAATTTTAGGTAAGGGAATTACTGAAAGCAAAATGGTCGACGCTTAAAAATGAATATTAACCGCTACAATCAGGCGTTATCAACCTTAGATAGTTGCATTTGTGATGCAGTACGGCTTGCTTCTAACGAATATAAAAATTTAGGAATTATAAATTGGTGGTGGACATCTGAAGAAGAATCGCAACTAGAAAATTTAAAAAAGTTTGTTGAGTCACAGGATATATGTTTCTTTATTAGCGAAGAAATTTTTGATCGACATCGCAATACTGATATTAATAAAATATTTGAACTTCTTAATTCGTATAATGTTTATTATATTTTATTTTCCCGCGACCTAACATTAAAAATTCAACCAAATCCAAGTAAGACTTTTTGTAATCCGTGGTTTTTTAAATCTCCTATATATGTACCATCTAACTTTACACCAGATCTAGATTATATCGAAAAAGCGTATGCTTTTAATTTAATGTTAGGATCTATAAAGTCGTATAGAACGTTATCATATAAAGTATTAAAAGACAACAAGGATATATATTCTAAATATTTAGGGCATCCTAATTTTAAATTTGATAGTGTACCTAATTTAGATGATAAGGAAATTTACGCCGATCTAATTTCACAAGATGTAGTACAGCATAAATTAAATACAATGAACTTTATTCAAAAAGGTGATTGTAGGTATCCGATATCGCACGTTATACCAGAAAAAATTTATGCTAATACACATTTTGATATTGTGACAGAAACTTTTGTAAAACAACAAAATATGTTTATCACAGAAAAAACAGCTAAACCATTAGCTACCGGTAGATTTTTTTGTTGGTTTAATTCAAATAATGTTATAAACTATCTGAGCCAGTTTGGGTTTGACTTTACACATTATGAAGCAGAATACGACAAAATGTACAATGATGTTGATCGATTAACTGCAATGCTAGAAGTAGTAGAGGAAATTTCTAACAATCCCCTTTACATAAAAAATATTTACGAAAAATCAAAGAACGCACGAATCCATAACATGAACGTTTTTAAAAAACAAACAGAGCAGTTTTATAAAAGAACGCATGAGTGGGTTACAGCAAATCTAAATACATAATGATTGGAACAAAATGAATTCAAAACAACTAGAAATCCTTGATATCTTACAAGAAGAATGCGGTGAGTTAATCGTTGCTATCAGCAAAGTCAAACGTTTTGGTATTGATAACACTTACAAAGAAGGTGGCACACAACGAGCTCATCTCACGCAAGAAGCTGGAGATGTGCTACGTATGATACAACTACTAACAGCACATGGTGTTATTTCAGCAGCCGAAGTTGAAGATGCATCTACTAGGAAAGCTGAAAAATTAAAACAATGGTCAAACATTTATGCGTGAATGGACCGAAACCGAAAAAGCGTTTTGGATTCTAGAGAACGGCGAGCCTAAGTTTGCGTGGATATTTGAGCGTAACGGCGATATTGTTTATCGCCGGCCTATGGCAGATCCCGACACAAAATTACCACCGTGGGTTAGTGCGGAACGAGAAGAAGTTACTAATAAAATTGTCGGCAAAGAAGTTGATCTAATTATACTGGATGAAATGAAATGAACATTATTACTAAAGAAGAAAAACCTTTTGAAACAGAAGCAGGCCGTAAGTGGCTACAAGATATGCTACGCATGGGTCCAGTTACTGTCACATTTACTAAGAAGGACGGTGAGACTCGTGTAATGACATGCACACTAGAAGAGTCAACTATTCCTGAACAACATCGTCCTAAGCCACTTGCTGAAGGACAAGAACAGCGCAAACGTAGCGATGCTAACCTAAGCGTATGGGATATTAACGCAGAAGGCTGGCGCAGTTTCATTTTAGCAAACGTTACGAGAGTTGAATTTTCACTATGATAAATAATCTTACACACGAAGGAACAGTTATGACACACGAAAAAACAGTTCTACAACAAATATCCGATGTAGCTTGGTTAGTACATCAAGGACCTGCAAAGCTAGGAATCTTGAATAAAGACGTTCAAGAGCATTATACCTATATTACAGGTAAAGAACTTGTAAAGTTTAATGATCAAGACGCAGTTGTCGAACATTTTGGTAATATGAATTTGTTTAACGAAATAGTAAACAATTCAACAAAAACTTCGGAACGAATCTTTATCAAAGGTTTTGAAGTTGATCACGATAATCCTATTATTATTGATTCTACGCATCCTGATTATAGGGATGACTTGCCTGTCTATGCAAAAATTGAAGGTAAAGGCATTTACTACGCTGCCGGATATTACTGCATCAATTTTGAAAAAGGTTGGAAGAAGTCTAGAGGACCTAAACTAGCTACTTTAGATAGATATGGGTACGAAGGTCCGTTTAAGACTGAATTAGAAATGCGTCAACGTCTAAAAGAGCTCAACAAGCGGAAGCGCAAGAATGACGGAGCGTGAGAAGCTAATTTTGCACTTGCAAAATCTTCTAAAGTCTAATAAAAATACAGCAACATTAGATGTTAAATTTTTGCTAGGTATTCTCAATGCTTTACCTGAACCTCCTGCAATTAAACCAGCAACAGTTCCTAATAATACATTTAACGTAGATGGTGGTAGTTTCGGTGATAGCGACTGAACATGTTAATGGATTGACTAGAGAGGGTTGCGGCTATAATATTATTTATAGGCATCAGTGGCGGACTCATACCAATACCTTACCTATGCATCTTATCGGATTAATAGATAAGATTACCGGGGACAGAAGATGGGGTTGGACGTTTTCGCCGCACAAAAATATGAATTATAATAGCCCTAACTGGTACGAAAACCAGACACTTATCTTAACATTTGAAGATCAGGCAGATCTAATACAAACTAAACTAGAACTATCCCACTTACTATAATTAACAGCTACTTTAATTCAATAAAAATGATAAATACATGTGTATTAGGAGACATACACATGAGTAGACCGAAACCAGATGTACTGCTAGAAGCAGTAAACAAGCATACGTATAAATCAGAACAGGTACTTGTAGCGGACGCTATTTACAGCGTGTTTTATCAAGGCAAACCAATCAATCTTCGTATTATTCACACGCTAGTTAATTATCC